TCTCTAAACACAAGGGTACTTGCTGTGTTTGCGTCGGTTGCGTTGGACGTTACAGTAAAGGTGCCTGATTCAGCGTTAACAGAACCACTGAGTCCGTTTCCTGAAGTTGCCCCCTGCTCAACGTAAGATCCTGTTGTCTTTGCTCCCAACGCCACAGAGTCTGCCGCGACTTGTGTAGACGTAACAGAGTTAGCCGCCAAACCAGCAGATGTGATTGGCGGTCCCTCTCCGGCAGTGCCGTCGTGACTGTGACCTGTCGAAGCGTTAAACGCAGCTACAATTGCGTCGAACTCTCCGTCTAGGTCGGCTGCATTGATAACGTTACCATCCGCAATATTATTCGGGGTATCGTTACGAGAATATCCTGTACCCATTTGTTATCTCCTTCCATAGAGTCCGTATTGTATGGTGGCGGAATCTATGGTAAATGTAGAATCGGTTGTTTGACCTAGTGTTTCATATAGGATTGATACGGTAAATCCTGAACCCGTTACTGGCTCATCATAGATGTATCTGGCTTTGTTGCCGTATGTCGATGTGCCATATACGCCTGCACCGTAAACAACAGAACTTGCGCTTGCGTTGTTCAAGGTAACTGGAAGTGGCTGCACTGAACCGGTTTGATCAAAGTCATACTTGATAGACATTTGAAGTTCGAATGCGCCGTTTGCATCGATGTAGGTTGTATTACGAAATACTGTCTTTCTTAAATTAGGATCTTGAAGCGGAACGTAAGGTGTAGCAAATGTAGCTGTTATATTTGTTCCGTCAAAAGTATTTCCTTGTTCCATGCGATACAAGTAATCTGTTTCGTTAGCGAAGTATATAAATTCCGTATTTCCGACGTACTCACTGGAAGCTACGTAAGCTTTAATTCCACGAATGTCGTTCCACGAAATTCCTTCTTGAAGTTGCGTTCCTGCAACCGCTTTAGAGCCAGCCTGCTGATACGATGCGTTGTATCCAAATATTCTATATTGACTCTTTTCACGAATTACTATGCTAGTGAAAGAAGAACTACTAGAAGTCAGGTCGAGCATTTCTTCTTGAATCGGCTTAGAAATAACGCCTAGCGCAAAGTCCCCCGTCCGATCAGTAGCGGAAAATGTTCTCAAGCCGTCAGGCCCCAAGAACAAAATATCCCCGCCAATCTCTTGAATCGTATCTGCCGCGATACAGCCCAAATCTCGTGATACTGGCTGAAGAGCAAAGTCTGCTACGCTGTTGCCTACGAGCCTGTGTATTTTATTTTCACTAAAAATAATTAATTGATCACGAAAAAGAATTAATCCTGTTATGTTATCGGCTATGTTTATTATACCACCGCCAGATGCACTTGTAAAGTCCGTATCATCATACGGGGCAGAAAAAATTAACTTTTTTGCGTTTGCAAGAAATACGTGGTTTTTAAAGTTTACGACGTGGTTGCACCCTAAAGTATCGTTAGGCAGGCCAGTTAACTCTTGGAACGTGCTGTTATCAAAGGTAAACGGCTTGTTTCCAGTGTCGTTATCTACGACCATAATCTTTTCAGTGCCGTTAAAATCGTACTTTAGGAAACGAACTTTTCCTGATCCTGATCCTAAAGTGACACCGGTACTACTAAAGGTGGCATTGTTTGTAATTTGAGTCCAGCCGCTGCCTGCAGACCTGAATATGTCTACGCCTCTTGCTACGTACACGTTACCCTTGTAGCGAAGAATACCGCGAACAACGCCCGTATTTGGGATAGCGTTTGTGTCGTACTTTTCATATCCTTCGATACGGCGGTATCCACCGAAAACAGACGGTTCGAAGTTTCGTAAGATTCGCGCACTACCCGGAGCAGTGATACCGTGCTGTAACTGAGACAGGTTAGTTATCAAACCACCCTTGAGTTCAAATATGTTGGTATTCCAACGATCAGGCATCTACACCGCCCTTGCATAAACGTTTTCATTGACGCTTTGAGTACGCATACGCTTCATACCAGATTCAAACTTTTGAAAGGATACTCTTGCAGATTCCAAGTTATCGCGGAACATGTAAGCGTAGTACATACCCCCATCAATAATAACATGGCGATAGCGAAAGGGTATGGTCGGAACATCTACATCCGCAATCAAATCTGCGGGGTACATGTAGTATTCGTACTTAACTGAGTAAGAAGCATCTGGCACAGGAGCAAAAATAATATCCGTATCTTGGGCACGAACCACATATTCTGGTACTGCTCCTTGCGACGCAGGTTTATATTCATCATCGATGTACCTAGAAACGTACTCGTCGTATGATAATTGATCCAACTTACGAGCATTTTGAACTAGAGGTGTTGTGGTCCGCTCTAGACGAACCGTATCAAAATCGACATACTTAGCGTTGGTAGGCAAGGGATATCGCATCTGTCCTGCCGTCAATGTAATCGTGTCGTAATTGTGGTTAAAAGGCCAAGTAAAATGAGACTGATTTATATCACGAATTGCTGCGTTGACAGAATCTTTTATCTGAGAGTACACACCCGTTGCTGTTGTAAAATTGACCGATGTTAATTCCGTTTCGTTTAACCGGCGGCATATATCATTCGTCAATCCTAAGAAATCGTATGCCATCTAGTTTTTCTCCACCACACGAATACGTGCTTCTTGCTCGAAAACAGTCGCAATACTCGTCGTCATCCTACAGATAATATTGTATTCGGCAAAGTTAGTCCCGCTTCCTAAATAGATAGTTGCTATCTTATCTGTATGCGTATTACTAACATGCTGCAAACCGTTAACTATGCTGCCTTGATTGAACGTAATCCACCCGCTAGTAGCGTCATAGATCTTCCATACGACACTATTGATTGTGTGCTCTTCTAGGGTTGTTTCCCAATCGATGGAGTAATCAACCTGATCATCTGGATCTTTATCTTGCCATTTTAATGCCATCAGGCGACCCTCTTTGCTTGTGACGGGGTTAGCTTAAACGTACGTACCTTACTATAGCCAAGCGACGGGAACACCGTAATTACGGCTGTTGTATTTACAGAGCCAACTTGACCAGTTGCGGATACGCTACCGAAGCCCTCGCTTACATTTTCAAATACTGTGTTTACTAGACCAGTTGCACTAACACCTACTAGCGGCACCGTAACAACAGATCGTGCGCTTAGTACCCCGATACTTCCGGTTGCGACTACGCCTACTAATTCACCGGCAGTGTTTTCTTGTACTATGTTTACGAAGCCTGTTGCCGACACTCCAGAAACAGACTTTGTTAAGTTTGGTTTGACAATTCCGATTGACCCTGTAGCAGATACGCTAGAAAGGTTTTCAGAAATATCTAATTCAAACCCGTTAACTGCTACAGTTTGAATTGTACCTGATGCTTGTACACCACTAATTGCAATGTTCGGGGCTACGATACCGTAACTTGCCAGTCCGTACGCACCGGTCCCATATATTGCGTCTGAAGTAGTGTACGTAGCCATGTTAGGCTATCCGAATAACAGCGTTACTTGCGTCTGCCGTCGGGAATTCAACTGTAAAGTCACCGGCTGTTGCACTAACTGTGCCGCCAAAGTCGATTGTGCAAATTGCTCTGTTAGTTTTCGATGCGTTGTAAATTATACATCCGTCAGCAGACAAGGTTACATTTGTGAAAACTTCATCAGTAAAGTCGATAATAGCAGTCGTACCGTCGATTGAAATAACGGCTCCGTCTAAGACCTGACCACCAGCAGAGTAGCCTGTGCCGGTTGTTTCGTCAGTGTTTCCTGTTACGTCTGAATAGTTGGTTGTTGCTGCACCATAAGTTCCTGCGGGGGAAGCTTTGATGAGAGCAAGCTTAATTGAATCTGTATCTAAGTCGTGCGTTCCGCCCAAGAGTTCAGACTTGAACGACGTGCACATCGCGGTTGTGATTGCCATTGGGTTACTCCTTTAGGGCAGTTGCGAACCTATCGGTTCGGATCGTAGTACTCGTCTACGGAAATTGTAACTATAATAGTGTCTGCTGTTGCAGCAGTCACGTAAAGTATATCTCCAGCGTGAAGATAAAATGGTATGTTATCGTTAAATACAGCTTCGAAAGTTCCGCCAGTGATAGTGTGACCTTCTAAAATACTTTTAGTAGACGCTGCGTCTAGATGATACCATTTTAAATCTATGACTCTATTGGCTGAATCTGTGTTGGCAAGCAGTAAAGCGCGGACAATTGCAGAATGATTGTTAGGAACTGTGTATACAATCGTCTGATCTGTTGTTGTCAAATCTACAGAATTGCTAAAAAACTTACTTGCCGTGTTCGTTATTGGCATCAGACTTTCCTGTATTTTTTGGTTTTAGCTTGTATCTTTTTAGGTTGCTTGGCGACTTGCTTACCAGCACGAGTTGCTCTTCTTTTAGCAGCAGTGGTTTTCGCGTACTCTTCCTTAGATAACGCCTTGATTGCTTTTTCCGGTAGATAACGTTCTCCGGTTGCTTTGGATCCCTGTGTGGATGGGTTTCCACTTTTAGTTCTCCACTTTTGATTAGTCCAAGCCTTGAGGCTTCGCTGTGGGGCACGGGGAGCCATCTTATTTCTCCCAATTGAACACGTCGCGGTGCTTCTTCCAAAACCAGTTACCAATTTTAGTAAAAGGCTTGCCAGTATTTAGCAAAGCCAATGCAAGGTAGTTAATAAAAATCGATGTCGTCTTCGATCTCAAAGACCGCGTTGAGTTTTTGATTTGCGTCAACCCATTCTGCCAGAGCAGCATCAAGCCGTCCAAGATCGGTTGTACAATGTTTAAAAGTGTATTCCGCATTCTTTTTTTGTGCCTCGTATTTGTGTCTCAGGGCGTCTATAGCAAGGGTTCGCATGTGTTCTCCTCTAAGCTATAGTA